TGGTGTTCCAGGTGGAATTTTGGCAGCAGCGCAGCAGGCGTTGTCAGGTGCTGGTGCGGTTAATGTCACCAGCTACTACACCGCAGTGACTACCACGGGTGCTAATGCACTGACTTTAGCAAACGGCACGTTTGCAGGCCAACTGAAGAAAGTGCAGCTAATCGTGGATGGTGGCGACGGTACGCTAACTCCGACCTCGCTCACCGGCGGAACGACCATTACGTTCGCAGACGCAGGCGATTTTGCATTGCTTCTGTGGGACGGTGACTCGTGGATTCCGGTCCAATTAGGCAACGACGCTGACGGTGCAACAGCACCTGTGCTCGCGTAATAAATCCCATGGCCGGTGCGTGGATGTGGCCACTGAAGCGCACTGGTTCTTTATACGGTTTAGGTTTTTCACAAACATGGGAAGGAGATTCGAACAATGCCAAGTCCTTCGACTTCATTAGCAACGCTACGACCAGACCTTGCCGATTCCTTGATGGAGTTCGACTTGGCCATGGATCAACGAGGCTTCATTGCCTCGCAAGTTTTTCCTGTGACCGACGTACAGTCGCAAGCAGGTGTATTCGGTATCATTCCTGTCGAGCAATTGCTTCAGCAGCGAGACACCAAGCGCGCCCCAGGTAGCGGGTACAACCGAGGTAAGTTCACTTTCACAACGAGCACCTACGCTTGCGAAGAGCATGGCGCAGAAGAGCCTGTCGATGATCGTGAAGCACAAATGTATGCCGAGTATTTTGACGCTGAAGTAATCAGCACCGCTCGCGCGTACAATGCCGTACTTCGCGCTCACGAAGAGCGAGTCGCGGCTGCCGTGTTCAATACAACAACCTGGACAGGTGCAGCGTACTTCAACAACATCACCAACGAGTGGGATGATGCTGCGGCATCAACACCAATCGTTGATGTCGAAAATGCTGTTCAGAAGATTTACGACAACAGTGGTTTGTGGGCCAATGCTCTTGTCATGAACTACAAAGTTTTCCGCAATCTTCGCAACAGCGACGAGGTGATTGAACGCATTCAATCGGCTGGTGCTGGCGATCCGACGAAGCCATCAGATGTCACAGTTCAAATGCTCGCGCAGGTATTTGATCTGCCATATATCCTGGTTGCTGGCGGCAGCAAGAACAGCGCGAAGGAAGGCCAGACGGTTGATCCAGAGCAGATTTGGTCTAGCGAATACGCAATGGTTTGCAAGATCGCCACTGGGCAAGACTTCCGCGAGCCTTGCATTGGTCGAACTTTCCACTGGAGCGCAGACGGATCAGCAGTCGGCGGAACGGTGGAAAGCTACCGGGAAGAGCAGACCCGCAGCGACATCATTCGCGTTCGTCATGACGTGGATGAAATCGTTCTCTACAAAGACGCTGGTTTTCTTCTGGGCAACATCACGACCTTGTAGGCAGCAATGACAAATCGATTTGCGACGCAGTTCAAAAAGACGGCCGCGCGTGGATTGCTTCGGCAATTCGGCGAGACCGTCACCTACTATCCGGCGGCAGGTGGTTCGCGTGTGATTACCGCAATGGTACTTCGCGACGAACTATCTGTCGTGCCAGAGCTAGGTGATGTGCAGTCGCAATCGATTGTTGTGCGAGTACTTAACGACTCGACGCTCGGTATATCGGCGACGGAAGTCGAGACAGGCGGCGATGAAATCGGCGTAGCTCTTCGGCTCGGCGAGGCGGCAGAGCGACGCGCAGTGGTTCGTGTTCAGGCCGACTCGACGGGCATCGTGAGGCTGCTGCTGCAATGATCAACCTTTTCATTCAAGCCAATCAAATCAATCGGCTTATCGAAAGGCAGAAAGCAACAGCAGAAGAAATTAAGTTAGCAAAGCGTGTTGCAATTAACGCAACCGTAAAAGGTTTGCGACTCGACGCTGGCAAGATGATTCGTGAGTTAATTCACGTCAAAAAAAGTCCGCACAGTAGCAAGACACCGAAGGCGTTGATTGAGTCAAGAATTAAGTTGTTTTTTTCTAAGCCTGAGGCACTGTCGAGAGATGTAGCAGGCGGAAAGCTCCTGATCAAAGACATCAAGATACCGATTAAGTTTTTCAGTCCGAAGCAAACTCCCGCAATCGCCAGAGGGAAAAAACGCAAAACGAAAAAGTCGGTAACGTCAGCTAAAATAATGAAAGGCGGAAGTCGCGAAATTTACCCGTACGGCTTCGGCCCAAACATTAAAAAACTAGGCTACACGATTTGGGAGAGGCAAGGCAAAGCGAGAAAGCCGCTTAAAAAACAAGAGGGTGTTGACGTGGCATTTTTGCTGCGGCGGCGAGGTGGCGAGCGACGATTGAGGGAATCAGCTAATAGACGGTTGCAGAAAAATCTACAGCGACGAATTAAGCGAATCGGTTTTGCAAGAAGAAGAACGGCAGCAGCAACATGACTTCACCACTACTGTCGATACCAGAGCGAATCGCTCAAGAAATTATCGAGCGACTGGAGGAAATTCAGATCGTCAATAGTTTCGATTTCGATGTTGTCGATGTCGTTCGGCCTGATCGATTGGCAAGGAACTGGACACCAAAAAACTACCGCATCCTATTAGTGCAAGGCAGTGAAGATCGATTGCCAGAACTGGACCACGAAGGCAACCCGCCTGCGATTGCATGGCAGGTCGAATATCAGATCAAAGTATTTTTGCGTGAAGGCGATCGCAGCGAAACCGCTCATGCAATCGGCGAAAACCGCATCGCGGCGAACATACGCAAGGCGATCACAAATAGCTCGACTTGGTACAATTTCGGCGAAGTTGCATTGTTCGCCGACATGGGAGCCAGCGAGCCATTTTTTACTAACGAAGGTGATTCTCAGGGAATCACGATACCGATTACAGTCACCTACCGCGCAAGCGAGACCGATCCATTTGAGGTAAGGAGATAACAAGCAATGCCACTACTGAAACGAATCCGAACGCTCGCGGCAAAGATAGAAACAACGCCAGGGACGGCAGAGTCACTCACTAACGCAGAGGGCGCGTTTAATGCCTACGATGTGATGCTTCAGCCTTCGATCGCAATGACAGATCGCGAGGGTAGTGGTTCATTCAATCATCTTACATCGATCAGCGAAGGCCAGACCGCAACGGTGACATTTCGCTGTGACGTAGCATGGGACGGAACCGCAACCGAACCGACGATCTTTTCGGTGCTGATGCCAGCATGTGGCTGGACTGAAAACAGCAACGTATGGAAGCCGCGATCCGAGGCACCGGGCACCAACGTCAAAACACTAACGCTCGGCGTGTACGTCGATGGCCTGCTTAAGACGATTAAAGGTGCTGTCGGATCTTGGGTAATGACACTACCGACAGGCCGAATGATCACGATTGAATTTACGTTCACCGGCGTTTACGTTGAACCTACATCAACGGCAATTATCGCTCCAACGTATCCGACCGATGCACCGCTGAGATTTGCATCGGCGACTGCTTGCACGTTCAATTCGGTTGCCATGAAGGTCGAGCAAATCACGATCGATGCAGGCAACGAGGTCACGATGCTGGAAGATCCCACGCAGGCCAGCGGATTCCTACACGGCATCATTACCATGCGCAGACCAACGATTACCGCAAATCCTGAATCGGTGCTAGTAGCCGCGCAGAACCGGCACAATATCTGGACGACATCGACAGCGTACACGATCCAGATCACGCTCGATGGTCCAAGCACCTCGACACTGGGAATCACCGCACCGAAAGCGCAGATCCTCAACATTCAGGAAGGTGATCGCAATCGCGTCGTCGTGGATGACATCGAGTTCCTTTGCAGCAAAAACGGCGCGACACAAAACGAAGAATTGTACTTTACATTTACACCGACCTAATAAAAGGAAAGGCATTCATGGGAGCCTTTTTGGAACCTGGAGAGATGTACGAAATCGCGATTAGCGGCGGCACTATTACTTGTCGCTCTATGTCGTTTCGCCAGCAACGCGAAGTCATGAAACTGATTAAGCAGTTGCAAAAAAACGAAGACCCAGAAATTGCGATGGATTGCGTAGAAAAGATTATTGCATCATCGATGGTATCTTGGATTTGCCGCGAGACATCAGGCGCATCGACGCAGGATTTTTTAGATCACGTTTCATTCGCTCAAGCGATGGACATCGCAAAGCAAATCACAGAAAACGGAAAACTTTCGGAGGCTGAAAGAAAAAAATAAGAGTCGCGGCACTGCTCGCACATGGTGAGCTATGTCGCGGCTGTGGCAGGACGTGCAATGATAAACCAACAGACGTGAACTGCCTAGAAATTGCAGATTTCGAAGATGAGTACAGTACGTGGAAACTAGCAGAATGTCCAAGGCAATACGTAGCCGACATCGTGGACGCAGTAAACTTATCGCAGCTTGCCGATTCGCATTTGCCGGTGTCGGGTGGAATGCTCGATCAATCGGCATGGTGGATGAGCTGTTTTATGGCGTTAAAGAGTGATATGAATCAAATCGAAAACGACAAGATAGATCGCGAAAGGCGGCGACATGGCTGATATTACGATCGCAATCGCGGCACAAGACATGGCATCAGGTGTGATGCAGGGCGTAACTCGAACAACTCGCGTCATGACAGGTGCTGTCAAAAGCATGGCTTCAGGTGTCGTTACCAGCACAAAGGCGATGGCATCCGGTTTTATGACGCTGCAAGTCTCACTTGCACCGCTACTCACGGTAGCACTTGCGCTCAAGGCCGCATTCGCAGTGTTTGCATTTGCACGCGATTCGGTACTTGCGTTTGTCGAGGCAGGATCGCCAGCAGGCAAGGAACTCGGCGCGGTACTTGAGGTTGCATCTCAGGCGATGAATAAACTGATGATCGCGGTCGGCGGACTACTAGCACCGTTCGTCAAGGTCGTAGCACAGGGACTTACGTTGTTCGCAACGACAGCGGCATCAGTCTTGCAGCCCGCGATTGTTGCGGTATCGATGGCGTTCGAGGGATTGCGGCCTCATATCGATATGTTTTTGAAGGGCATCATTGCAGCAGTGACAGGTGCCGAAGTTGCGTTTACAAATCTAGGTCCGATTGTGCAGTATGCTTTCCTATCGATGAAGCTTAGTTTCGCTGGCATGATCGAAGAAACCAAGTACACATTCACGACGAGACTGCCAGCGTACATTAAGTGGTTCGGGGAAAACGCTTTCAACCTCGTACGAGATGCAGCAGTTGGGATGGCAACGGTACTGACGAACTTTGCCAAAAACCTCGGCGAGTTTGGCGCGGCAATCTACATGTGGGTCAGTTCTGGAATGCAGGGCGGACTCGATGGCCTGATGAATCAGTTGGGTCAGACGATGATGGTCGGACTCACCGATGGATTCGAAGCGCAGACGCAATCACTACCAGAGATCGCAGCGAGGCAGATGACGCAGTACGAAATGGAACTTGCGTCACAGATGGGCGAGATCGGCGGGAATCTTGGCGATCAGTTCAACGAAAAGTTTCAGGCGCGCGTTGCGTTAATGACAGGCGATCTAGCGCTGCCAGATACAGCCGAACCAAAAGCCGAAGAGACCGCGAAGAAACTCACCGGCGGACTTACAGCAGTTGCCGATTCACAGGCCGCGATCGCGCAGCAACTATCTGCTACCGAATCACGACTACTGACGCGCGGACCAAGCGAAGGGCCGATGCAGTCGGTTGCACAGGCATCGCAAAAGACAGCAGAGGCCGCAGAGAAAACCAGTCAGTCGAGCGATCGCATGGTTGAACTACTTGAGCAACTACTGGCTCGAAACTTCATTGTCGCGGAGGCTGTCTAATGCCAGTCGATAGCGTAACGCGCATGTGGTCGAGGTTTAGCAGCAGTCTTTCGCGGCAAGACAAAAAGAAGGCACGCACGATCCGCGATTCGTACCAAGTGG